ACCGTTTAACCCGTTAGTTCCATTAATTCCATGTGTACCATTAATACCATCTTTTCCTGGTTTACCAGAATCAATAATTAAAACGGGTGCATCTTCAGTAGTAGTGACAACTATAGGAGAAGCTTCGATTACAATAACGGAGTTATCCTGGTTATTTGTAATGGTCACTGGAAAAGTATCAGTACTTATAACAACAGATTTTGGATCTTCATATATCTTAATATCTGATGTCATACAGTTTTTTCTCCTTTTACAAATACAGAACCATAGATAAGTTTATCTACCACCTCTTCTGTAACACCTGGGTTGGCGTGTATTATAAATTCCAGGTCATAAGCACCTTCATTAAAAGACAACTTTGTAGTATCTGTGGCAGATATATAGAGCACTACTTTCTCGTAGTTGTCTTCAAATCGAATACGATTATTATCTAATGTTAGCTCTATAAGAGGCTTCTTTCTTGGAAAACCTTTAACCCAAGGGGGCCTAATCTGCATACGTACCAAATCATATTTAGAAAAATCAATGCCAGCTGCCTCAAGAGTAATGGACCAAGTACTCCCCCTAAAAATTTTAATATCATATTTTCCTGGTATCATACCCACCCCCTTGACTCAAAGCCTGTAAACAATGTATTTGCTTCTTCTGCTAAACCAAGATTAATAATCTTCTGGCAGGCAGCCTCATATTTATAATCATAGGTATTAGAGGCATAACTCTCACCCTCTGATGCCTTAGTAACTTTGCCCTGGACCAACAGAGAAGCAACATACGCAGTCAAAGCCTCCTCTATAAAAGAGGGGAAATACAGGGTATATTTATCTGGTTTAAAATCTTCTGTAATTACTATTTTTGGGTAGCTTGCCTGATAGGTTATTTTGATGGTTTTAAGAGGGTTGCTTGGAATCATATGTATAGTGTCATGGGCCTTAGTAAACACTCCAGTATCAGGGTGTTTTGGGTCATTCAGAGGCAATTCCAATCCAGTAATCATATCAATTGCACTGAGTATTCGAATAACATCATCAGCAAAAGGATCACCTAAATCATCTTCGGTGGTAATATCTGTGTCAATACTGTCAGTCCGTAAATAATAAGTAGTAAATCCTTCTTGCTGTTGCACCATACAGTCTTTCTTCTTTAGCATGAATCTTTTATATAGTTCTCGTAACGCTCTATTAACTTGAGCTATTACTTTTGGGTATGCTGAATCTTTAATAGTCCCTGTTGTGGGACTGACTATAGCTAAGTTTGAAAACTCACCATAAGCTAGCCCATCAAGTAAATCTTGCAGTACCATAGATAAATCTCCTCTACACTATGTATGACGATATCGCCGTCATTGCTTCTTCTGTTTCCATTTCCCAGATATTAGTATCTGCATCTTTTACCATAGGTATGCCATCACTTGGCCGCCAAGGAGTCATGTTTGCTAGCATAGATATGGTGTCTAAAAAATCATCGTACTTAGCTTTCATCCCACCTAGTGCTACCAACTGTAATTCATTCATCGCCTCTAGCATAATGGGATTCTCTTGCATCTCTCTTGGGAAGAACATCTGACCTGCTTTAAACCAAGGAACAACAATATTAAAACGCTGTAGTTTATTTGTACTGGGCCTAATACCGGGCTTAGAACTGTCTTTGTCTTTAGCTAGATTAAAGAAGTTTTGCCTTATAATCATCTGATCCTGAATCCAAGGAATAAAGCCTCCTTGCTGACCACTGATCTCTATACCCACCTGTTGAGGTTTCCATTTCTGAGCTAACCGGAAGAGATCATTTATGTTTATGTCCATGGTTTGCTTCTTACAGACACCATCTACCCAAAACCAGAAACCTTTAGAATTGTAGGCCCATACTGATATCACTGAGTAATCAGCAGAATTCTTATCACTGGTGGCGAAATCGGTTGTTATGTAGTAGTTAAAAGAATCCTTCTTCTGTAAAAGCAGATCCCGGCTATACCAATTAATCTCATCGTCTTTAATTAAACGATCTTCATCAGACATGATTCTCAGCATCAGCTCCTGATTGAAAGTATCTATCTTCCCGGATTTCATAGCTTTCTTATATTGCTTTAAAACATAATCGTAAGTGAACCTATCTTCCCAAGACCCTGCGAATTCTTCTCTAGAACACGGCCAGTTCTCACATATGGGATAAACATTCACATACCAAGCTCCTGACTCTACTGCTTTGTAGAGAGGGTCTTTGGCATTGAATGGTGTGCCTGACCAAATGACCTTTCTTCGTTGAGGGTGTAGAGCATAATCTACAGCACTGTAGACTGTATCCTCTACCGAGGCTATAATCGTAGCTGACCTTGCATCATCATCAGATATCAAGTCATCAAGGATTGCTAACACTGGTCGTTTACCTAACTCTCTAGTACCACGCACACCTGTCTTAGCCCCATGCCCGCTAACAACAGAACGCTTACCATCCTTATTCCTGAACTCCCATCTAACATCGGTAAACTTGATTATAGGAACCCACTCTTGTAGGAATACAGAATTTTCCCATCTAAATTCTAAATCCTTTCTCATCTTCTTAACTCCGTTCTCTACTGCATCAGAAACATAGAGGGAGTAACCTACTTCACCGAAACCAGGGATATCACCATAGGTGGCTATGTAGAGAATCAAATATGAACCAAGAACAGAAGTCTTGGCTATCCCTCGGTGACACATATTAACTGTGTCTTTGTCATTCTTCTGAATATTGTCCAACATCTTCATATGGACTACAGGAGTTTTATTCTCTTCGCCCTTAGCACCATTAACTAACTTAATAAAAGCAACAAATTCTAGTGCAAAATCAGAAGGGACATAGTCACTATCAGAAGAGTAACAGACTTCCTTTAACCAATCCTCTACTGTCTTGGTGCTGTCATCTAAGTCGAGTAAGCTGGTATCAATCTTTGACAACTAACTCCCCTTCTGCAATAGCCTTTACAGACGCACCTCGGGCAATCAATCTTTTCTGCTGCTCCACCAATTCCCTAGTGGTAGCTCTTAGAGTATCAAGGGTCTTATCCTGCTTATGCCCAATATCCAACTCTACCTTCTTAACTCCAGGTGGTTTAAGTTGCTTCATCAAACTATCAGAAGCATCACATCTAACCTTCTCAGACTTGGCATTCATCATAAGCTCGGCCTGTGTGTTGATTGCTTGCTGGTACATTGGAGCATTCAGAACATGGCAGGGTATTAGGGTCTGTTCCATAATAAGATTCACCAGCTTGCTTCTATGGTACGCATGAACATAACTAGAAATATCTTTGTCGGAAGTACCCTTATTCTGAAACCAAATAACTTTACCGGGAAAGGTCTTGGAGTATGCTGAAATGTTGGTATGACCAAGAAGCTTAAAGCTGACATATTTAACAGCGTTAATGTAACTGGTCATCTTGAACTTACCCTCTAGCATTACACTAGAGTAACTAAGCAGATTGTCTTTAAATATTGCCATGGTTTCAGGACAATCTAATTTCTCATTGATTGCCTGCATAACTTCTGGGTTTACAGCACTTCTTATTTGCAGAGGGAGTGCTTCTTTAAACTGTTCTGGGGTCATTTAATATCTCTCCCCAGAAAATCCATAAAGACCAGACTGCAATAAGAACCCAAGAAGAAACCATATCTTGTTATTGATCTTCTCCATGCAGACATCAAAACCAATGGATTCATCATAATTGGCTGGATCAACACATGAGCTTGTTTCTGTAAGAGTAAAACCATTCTTCAGAGTAACCGTAACAACTGTAACTAGACTGCCCCGGCTATTAGGTTTAATAGTTTGCAGGTGTACCTTCTCAGTCATGGCATTTACATCTACCTGAGTTATGGTATTGTTCTCTCCAGCAATGTGCAGATTTTGTTTGTTGAATTCTTTGGTAGGACACCAGGTTATATAATCAGAAGAGTACTTAACTAAATAACCAAGATCACCCACATTCTCATCAGAAGGCAACTCCCAACCTCGGAGTATATTATACTCTCCTCTGGTCATAGGTTTTGCATCTACGAGTTTCACCCCAATAAATTTCTTCATGTTTCCCCTTTAATTAATTAAAATATAAGAGGGATACAGGAGAGAAACCAAAGAATAAAATTATGGGTTAAGTATAAATAGTTTATAGGTTGGGATGTATTTTTATAGAAATAAACATTGACAGGTAGGAAATTTGAGTGTATAAAAAGTGCAACGAAAAGGAAAAAACCAACTATATAATATGTATAACACTAGAGTATACTCTAGTAGAATATCTTCTTAATTGTTCTAGTATATATCTAGAGTATTCCTAGTAAGAATACTCTTATTCTTCTAGTATATAACTAGTTAATACCCTCCTTAGATTCTTCCTCTCTTAGTTCCTCTTTTACCTTTTTAAGTCTTAAACTTATTATTCCTAGTACAAAGAAAACCAAAAGAGGAATACTGATTACAATAGCAATACGATCTTTCTTAGACACAGGATCTCCTTAATAAATCTATTTATAATTACCCGGTACTTATCAAAATATTCTCCCCTTTGGTACATATATTTTAACAGTACCATTCATCGCCCAGGTCCAGGTGGCGAAAAGTAACAGGACTCGTTTTTCATTCTTACCTCCTTTCAGAGAAAACCCTGAGTGTTAATTCACTTGGGGTTTTCTTGTTTAGAAACTACGTTTCTAAACCACTTTGTGTGTTTAAGGGTTCCGCTACGCTACACCCTTAAACTACTACACATGTTTAATGACTGTGTCAGTAAACTTATTTTATACTTAAATCTGAAATGTAATTATTATACTTAGGGTTTTATAAAAAACCTTATCTACCTATGACTGCAGACTATAAGATTCAAACTTAGGGTTTTCTGAAAATACCATATCTAAGTATAAGTGCAGTTCTTCTCAGCAGCCATCCTGCTGACAAACCCTCCCCCCTACCTCCCAGAACTTTCGACCTCAAAACTCTAAGACACATTAGCTACGCTTCAATCATGGAGCAGGTCGCTCCTGTTCCGTAACCTATACCCTCAATGAGGAGGCACTATGAGCATTATCAACATTAGTTCCTTGAAAGCTTTCGGAAGGATGCTTACCACATCCTTCGACGGGATGAACGATCTCGTCAGCATTAACGTAGACTCAGCAGTTAAGCTGAGTCGAGCCGGCAACAATGTTGCCGGCGTAGCAGAGGACGCAACCGGAGCTTGGAGGGAATCAGCCCTCCTTCAGCTCCAAAGGGATCATGCGATTAAATTGGCAGAGTTCGATCTGCCATCCAACTAACCACCGCCTACTCCTTCGGGAGTAGGCATTCTTTTTTCATAACACATTACACACACACACAACACCTGAGATAGTTAATTCATAAGAAGGAAGAGAATACTCCAATCTAATTAGCCCCAATCTATGCTTACCCTATACTCTATTAATATCTACACTCTCATTACTCACACAACACATAATCTCTACCCACTCAGTATACTGATCTACATCTATGCTCATACTACCCACTGTCGATTGATTCTTGGGGTCATAGAGAGAGATTGAGAGGGAGTTGATACCAATACACTTATTTACACTACTATCTCAAAATATACCATACTTCTATCTCTCATTTACTATGATACATAAGTGTCTCACTCGTTTCCTATACCCACTCTATACTCTATAACCCCACATTACTATAAATAATACACATCTATTAGTAATGTCTCTTACACAGTAATACTTCTAATGGCTACGCCTCAATAATGGAGTGTATTCTACATTCCCAGTAAGAGGCTGTACCTCTTGGTTTAACCTTTCTGAAAGGAGTCTATTATGTGGACCAAACAGTATTTACGATCTAATGGTACATCTATAACAACAGTCTCATTAAGGTTCTATTGGTTTATTATACACCAAGAATGTGGGCTAAAAAATTTCAATTTTAGCCAGTATAATAGTGCTCCAATAGATTATTGTGATCCTACAACAATAAATATTTATAAAGACTCAGTACCATTTTAAATATAGGAGTGTACCATGGAAGAATACAGTCTTAATTGTAAGGATCGAGCTACTCAGGTAGCTCTTTCACTTATCCTCGATAGTGAGGATAATCAATACGAGTCTCTGTATTTAAGAGACTCATGGATTAAATTTATGGACCCAGAAGAGGAGGTGTACTTTGATTAGATACACTTCCTACTTAGTTGGTTCAACCTCTGTAATCCTTTTTGGGTTTACATTGGCAGATCCGTTCTTTATGACTACCTTGAGCCAGTTTGTATCTAAGCTGGTTCAGTGTTGGCTGTTCGTATAACGGCCTACGGCTCAATCATGGGAGTATGAGATGTGCTTGTACTCCCACTTAAATATTCTAATTGAGGAGATTACTACTATGATGAATCCACTTGTGATTATCAACGAACAACATACCCTACTGGACGTGCAAAATGAAATTTTACTTAACAGGTTCGGTGTAGACGGTTGGAACACCCTGCCGGTTCCGGCAAAAGGGTGGACCCAAGAAGAGATGGACGCCATAATGGCG